AAAGCCGGCCCCAGTGGACCGCGCTCGAGCCTTGGGAAGACATCATCTTCCCCGCCCAGACCTACTCATTACAGCGTGCCGCGTTCGTTGCCCGACGCGAGCTAATGACCGAACCGGAGTTGCGCGAACGTGCCGCTGTAGAGGGTTGGGACGACAAATGGGTCGAGCAAGTCGTGGAGAAGAAAGGCGACATCCGCCGCATCTCGCTAAACCTCCACCGCAGCGACCAGTTCCTCTACGACCACCAGCGCGACATGATCGAGATCTGGCACGTTTACAGGAAGGAGCACGACGACCGCACCAAGGCAATGCGCGTCACCCGCACTGTCCTCAGCTACCACGTCCCCGACCGCACCGCCGTCCACGACATCCTGCCCTACGCGCACGCACTCTATCCCTTCGTCGAGCTGCCCCGCGAGCGCGCCTCACGCCCCATCTTGGAATCCCGCGGCGTGCCGGAGATCGTCCAGACCGCCCAAGAAGAGGTCAAAATCCAGCGCGACATGCGAGGCGACCGCGCCAGCATCGTCACCTTGCCTCCGCTCAAAACGCCCGCCGCGCGCGGCAAGATGGACCTCATCATGGGACCGGGCGTCCAAATCCCCGAGCGCCGCCCCGGCGAAATCTCTTGGATGAACCCGCCACAGCCCGACGCCGGAAGCATCGAAGTTGAGATGTCCATCCGCAACGACGTGGACAACTACTTCGGCCGCATCAGCGAAGCCGTCCCGCCGCAACGCTACATGCTGCACACCCAAGAGCTGGTCGATAGCTGGCTCCTTGACATGAAGCTCTGCCTCGTCCAGACGCTCTCGCTCTGTCAACAATACATGACCGACGAAGAAGTCGCCCGCGTCACCGGCAACCCCAACCTTCCGCTCACCGCCAGCCCCGCCGACATCCGCGGCCGCTTTGACGTGACCTGCGAGTTCGACGCCCGGTTGCTCGACTCCGAAGCCCTCGGCGCAAAATTAGACTACCTCGCCAAAGTCTTGGTTCCCTTGGACAGCTTCGGCGTCATCGATCGAGTCGGCTTGGTCCAATATATGATGCAGGCAGTAGACCCAAATCTCGCCGGCATCCTCATCAAAGACATCGGCGCCGCTACCCAGGCCGAGCAAGAAGACGAACAAACCGCCTTCGCCAAAATCGCCGCAGGCACCGAACCCCCATTGAAAGAAGGCGGACAAAACGCCCAAGTCCGCCTGCAAACCTTGCAGCAAATCATCCAGAGCAACCCCGCCGTCCAACAGCGCTACGCCCAAGACGAAATCTTCCGGTCAATGATCGACGCAAGAGCACAAGCCTTCCAATTCCAGCTCCAACAGCAGCAAAACGCAGTCATCGGCCGCACCGGCGCGCAGCCCGCGCTGCAAAAGATGGCACAAGACCAGCAACTCGGCATGACCGCCCAACCCGCCGCCTAACACATGCACCCGAACGTCTCAGTCAGAAACATCGCCGGTCTCAACATCCCGCAGCACAACGCGGTTGAGCTGAATTACGTCAGCACGACAAACAATCTCTCCACGGTGGTCTACAAGGAAGGCGCCCAGACAGTCGCCACGCTCACCTTCACCTATGTTGGCGGCACGCCGTCCAGCGATGACGCAAAGATCGCCACAGTGACCCGCAGCTAATGGCCATCAAGTTCAATCCGCTGACAGGAAACTTCGACTTCACCGGCTCCGGTGGCGGCGGCGGTGCGTCCTACATCGACGGCGAGGTGGCTGTCTATGCAGATTTGCCTTTAGACGGCACCGCCGCGATCAACAGCGCATGGCTCGTCAGAACGGCCAGCGGCGTCTGGCCGGTGAGCCGCAAGCAGGCAGGCATTTATATTCGCACAGCCACCGGCGGCAGCAACAGAGACGCCGACTACACCTACGCGGGCACCATGCCGGACGTGTTCAGCGATGCGCAGTTCACGCTCTACGGAGACGTGGACTCCACGAAAAACGTAAAGTTCAACGTAGACGCCCAAGTCGGCGCAAACCAAACCCGCGTAATCACCGTCCCAAACAAAAACATCACACTGGACGACGCAGGCGACTCTCGCACGCCGACCTCCCACACCCACGGCAACCTAACCAACGCAGGAGCCATCGGCACCACCGCCAACCTCCCGCTCAAAACAGGCACCAACGGCGTCATCGAGGCGGGTTCTTTTTCTAACGTGGCAGGGAGCTTTTGCGAGGGGAACGATGTGCGGCTTTCGGATGACCGCGACCCGAATCTTCATGCCGCAAGTCACCTCCCCGAAGGCGCGGATGAGCTTTTTGATCAGTCGTTGAATACCAGCGATAACGTGTTTTTTGCAAACATTGAAACCGAACAAAACGTTACAGTCGGCGGCGACTTATATATTGGTAACGCCCTTAATGTCGGCGGTAACGGTATCTTTTTTTCAGAAGGCGGCGATAGTGCCACCCGCGCCAACCTCGGCCTCGGAGACGCAGCCGTAGAAGACGCCACAGCCTTCGCCGCCTCTGGCTCCATCACCACTTCGGGCCTAACGCAAGCCACCGCCCGCATCCTCGGAAGAACGACCGCCAGCACAGGAGCCATCGAGGAGATCCAAATCGGATCGGGGCTTTCGCTGTCGGCGGGGGAGTTGTCTTCCACAGTCAGCGCGGGCATCCCTGCAACTTTGCTCGACGCCAAAGGCGACCTCATCGTAGGCAGCGCGGCGGATACGGCGGCACGGCTGGCGGTGGGCGGCACCAACGGCCATGTGCTTACGGTGGACTCCGCGGAAACCTTGGGCGTGAAGTGGGCGGCGGCATCGGGCGGCGGCGTCACGGGCGCAGCGTCCTCGGCCTCGGATGTCCTCGGCGTTTCGGGGGCGGACATTACTGGCGTGGACGCCAACGCAGATCGCATCATATTTTTCGATGACTCGGCAGGAAAGCTCACGCACCTCACCCTTGGCAGCAACGCGCTGACCATTGACGGCACAACGCTCAAAAGCCAGCCGCTTTTCCCTGTTGAACCTATAAGCCGTGGCGCGGCGCACATCTCTTACATTGGTTCGGCAGCGGGCGGCAACAGCAGTTCAGCAGTAAACACCAGCGGTGGATTTGTGCTCTTTGCGCCAGTTTATGTCCGCAAGTCGGCAAACTATACCACCTATTCCGTCGCGGTATCCACCGCTGGCTCTGCCTCTTCTCTCGGAAAGATGGCGCTTTACACAATCAAGGCAGCAGACGCGACCCCAGATGCGCTTGTTTGCGAAAGCGGAACTTTTGCAGCGGATTCAACAGGAATAAAGCAGCCGACGATGGCGTCCACATTTGTTTCTGAGGGCTGGTATTACATGGCAATCGGAACAAACAGCACGACCAACATGACGTTCTTTGGCGACACGATGTTGCTCCTTCGCGGTGTGTTTTCTGGCTCAACTTTTAACACAAGCCCCGTGTTGCTCGATTATTCGCAAAAACTCTACGCCGACTTTTGGCCGAATCCGTGGAACGGAACTGGAACCACGTTTCGCAATGCGTTTCACCCCATAACGTCACTAAGCTAATGAAAGTCCAAAAGTTCGCACCAGACGGCACGTTGATTTTTGAGCAGGAATATCCTGACCCGCCAGCGCCTCAGATCACAGCCGAAGAGGCGGTCTCTGCATACTTCTCGGCCTACCAGATCGCCGCCTTGCAACGCTTGGAGATGGCCCTCATGCAAGCAGGCAAGCCCTTGGGGCCACAGATGACCGCCTGCAAGCAATGGTTGGAAAGCGTGATGCTTGGCTGGGCGATGAATCCAACGCCCGCACCAGCGGAGTCTTTCGGCCAGCCGCAGGCGAGCTTTGCGGAGGCGAGTGGGGAGGCTGTGGCTGACTTGAATACCCAATGAGGACTGTAACTCTACAATCTATCTTGCTCCGCGCATGGCAACGCAGCGGCAACGACGGAAGCGACATACAAAACATCCCATCCGGCGCAAGAACCATGATGACCGCCGCCGCCAACGAGCGCATCGCCGACTGCTGGGAGTGGGCCGACTGGCCTGAGCTTATGCGCGTCGAAGAACGCACCGTCGAAGGCGACGACACGACCGGCTACTTCATCCCCTACGAGCAAACCGGCGAGACCGCCATAGGCGAAGTCTTCGCCGTCCTCCGCGACAACCCTGCAACCCACGTTGCACCCCGCGCCATCGGCTACACCCTCCTCGGCGACAACGTGCGCTTCCCGCAAGGCACTGACCTGCCAACCACCGTCTGGGTCAACTTCCGCGTGCGTCCGACCGAATACAGCGCGAGCAACCTCACCGCGACCGTGCCCGCCGTCATCGCAAAAGCAGTCGGCTACCTCCTGACCTCGGATCTGCAAACCGAGGACGGACAACTGGACAAAGCACTCGCCATGGAACAGATGGCCGAGTCCGAGCTGATCTCCCAGCGCGACAAATATTATTTCCAACAAGGCCAACCATCCACATGGACCGCCCGCGTCAACCAATACTAAATTATGCACCCGAATACCCGCATCACCAACCGCACGTCCGGCAGCCAATTCATCGGCGACACCAACACCGTCAC